GAAAGCGCAATCGACCTAGCAGCTGATCCAGAACGCAGGATCAGGTTCCAAGCTGATGTGCAGGATTATGTTGATATGTCGATCAGTTCGACCATCAACCTACCAGCATGGGGAACCAAGCTGAACAACGAGGACACTGTCGAACCATTTGCCCAAATGCTGGCTAAGTATGCCCACAGGTTACGTGGCTTTACTTGCTATGCCGATGGCAGCAGAGGTGGACAACCACTTACATCCGTACCTTACTCCGAAGCCTCAAACAGGCAGGGTGAGGAGATACTAGAAACCCATGACATCTGTGACATCACTGGTCACGGTGGCAGCTGTGGAGTGTAAACAATGGGAAGAATACTAGACGCATTACACGCCCATGCATTGGGCAACATTGGTCTGCACAAGGCCAACATTGAAATCTACCTGAAAAACCCAGCCGGGATAGGTGAACATTCAGACATCTTAGAAGCAGTGCAAAGCGAATTTGACAAGATGGCTGTACACCAGGACAGGCTGGAACTAATCGAGATGATGCAACATGAATGTTGAACTGATCGATAGCATGGGCAGCGACCTGACTGTGGTTAATGCTGCCCGTGTGTCATTTGCTAAAGTTAGTCAGGAACTCGATGGTAAGGATGAACGCCTTATCCATTACCTTGCTGAACATGGGCATTGGTCACCCTTTGCCCATGCGTTCCTGCAATACCGTATCAAAGCACCAATCTTTGTCGCAAGGCAGCTGGTCAAGCACCAGGTTGGCTTGAGTTGGAATGAAGAAAGTCGGCGTTATGTCGACCACCCACCAGAGTTTCATAATCCAACGGTGTGGCGCGGTAGACCAAAGAACAGCAAGCAAGGCTCGTCAGGTGAGGTCGAAGACCAGAACACACCACAAAAGGTGCTGGAACAGACCAACCTGTTGGCTTTTAAAAACTACAACATCCTGATCAAGCAGGGCATAGCCCCAGAACAGGCACGAATGATACTACCCCAGACAATGATGACCGAATGGTACTGGTCCGGGTCACTACAAGCATTTGCACGGGTTTGTAATCAACGATTAGACAATCACTCACAAGAGGAGACGCAAGTCATAGCACGGATGATACAGGAACAAGCCTTAACTAAGTTCCCGGTCAGCTGGATGGCTTTGAGTGCTGTCTAACTTTAGCCCATCAGTTAACTCTGGTGGGCTTTTTTTCCATTTTGTAGGCGATGGGCATGGGATATCACAAGCGAAGGATTATCATGGAAGAAGATTATCAGGTGTGGCTACGGTTCCTGGAAGACTACTATGGGAAGGAGTATGTCGAGCAGCTGCTGCGTGATGTGGACAAGAATAAAGATAAGGTTGACGCAAACCGTCAAGATGAGAACGGCGAGTGAGGCTACCAAAAGGATTGGTTCCTACTCGCCGCCGCTTTCGTTTCATACAACAAAAATACTGCATGATCTGATGAAGTTTGCTGCGCGTCCTTTTCAGGCCAGACAGCTAACAAGCACTGTTATCTAATCAAATATTATACCAAATTCAAACTAATATCCCTTATTTTCCCAAGAAAAAGTGATGGGCCAATATTGAGGGACTACGGTTACTAAAGACTAATACTTTTATCTTTTCCTTAGAAGAATACCCAGGTCACACTAACCAAACACCTAATGAACATAAGATAATCACAGATACCCAAGTAAACAGTTGTCGTCTTTGGGTACGCCTGGTTGCTTTGGTTGCTATGGTGCTGACCGCATTGCCTGTTATGATTTGTTTGTCGATCATGTCCCGATTTTAAACACACTCTCAAATGCCCATCCAGACAAATTTCTGACCTAATGTCTATCGAGCGATAGAAGGGGGCAAGAGGTGAAGTGATCGAGTATCACAGCACCATCGACACACAACGATTACAGTTACTTAGCAGCAGTTGCTCAGAATTTTGGTTCCATCCGCTGCGATTTGATCCCCCCGTACCTCTTCATATCAATCAATTTCAAAACAAAGCTAAAGGTTTTGCTTTTTGTTGTTGTTGTCCGACCTTCTTGAGCAGGGTCATCCCCTGAAAAACCAAGGAAAACCAATATGGCCCTAGAAACCTCAACCTATATCGATGGTCTTGTCGCTACGAATCCGGTAAGCACCGATCCGCTTGCCCAAGCTGACGACCATATGCGGCTGATAAAATCTACAATTACCGCTACATTCCCGGCGATAACCGGGGCAGTCACCAGTACCCATACAGAAATAAACAAACTCGATGGCTACACAGGCACGGCAGCTGACCTAAATTACGCTGCAAGCCTTAATGCTACGGGAGTGACAGCAACTGAGTTTGATTATCTCGATGGTGTGACAAGCAATATCCAGACACAGATTGCAGCCATTAGCACTGAATTGGTCAACGACAGTTCACCCCAGCTTGGGGCTACGCTGGACACCAATGGACACGCTATTCAGTTTGGTGCAAGCAAATGGACGATTGTGTTGGATGGCACTGATTTAGATTTCAAGTACAACGGTACAACAGTATTTAAGCTGGCATCCAACGGTGCAGCAACATCTGCAAATGAACTTACAGCCTTTGGTACTCCGTAATGACTGTGACAGCATCTGGCCTCATCAGGCTCAGTGGCGATATTGTAGCTGAGTTTGGTGGTTCAGCACCTCATGGCCTGACCGAATACTACAGAGGGGCTGGGCTAGTCACATCAGGAAACACAAATGTTCCAACTAGCGGTACAGTCAAATTCTCAGATTTCTATGGCTCACAGGCTGTAGCCAACAGAGACATCCGTATTGGAATGTCACACGTTGGTGCAAGCTATAGTGCCTTTGGTGTCTCATCAGCAAACAGCACAGCCACTCCACAGTCCTTTAGCGGTAGTGGTGCTTTTTCTGTCTACAGTCCAGTGTTCAGAGCAGGGACAGGCTTCTTGGGTCAGAACCTGAGTTTCACTTTCCAGCAGAACGAGGACACAACAGCCACCAGCTTAATCCTCTATGGCGGCACTACAGCATCAGCAGTTAATACTGTCGTCCTTCAGTTAAATGGCGGTTATGACGGTAGCACGGGTGGTTCCAAAACCTTCTCAGTTGTATTTGACGCCAACGGTGGTTGTACAAGCATCACCAACACTAGCGGTCAATACAACAGCGGCATTATCTCTGTTGCAACAAACAACCCAAGCAGCAGCCATCGTTTTTATCAGTGGAAATCGACTTCCCCAAGCAGTTCAGCGAAATCATCAACAATGCTTTTGGGTGACATCACCACACTCAGTTCAGTGCCTCAACCAGCATAGGAGAAACCATCTATGGCTATTCTCCCAATCCGTGACCTGGGTGCAGTAGGTGTCATAACTGACACAAGCCCATACAACATCCCGCTCAACAGTTTCAGCACAGCAATCAATGTGCGGTTTGATGAGGGCAAGGCTACAAGATCAGCAATCTTTAGAACCATCAAAGACAACTTAGGTTTCAGCCCACGCTTTGCTTATGGCATTGTCCCGGCTAGTGGCTTCGATACTGTTCTTGCTGTCTCTGACACATACCAGATTAACGAATACAGCAGTGGTACAATCACTGACCGTTCTGGTTCCATATCAGCATCGAGCGACCCCAGGCCCTTCACCGGGGCTAGTCTTGCTGACGTGACTTACATAAACAGACCAGATCGTGTTCCTGTATTTCGTGGCCCATCAGGCACTAACTTTGCTGACTTGCTTCACTGGGATGCAAACTGGCGTACACCAGCACTACGAGCATATGGTGATTTCTTGCTTGGTGTCGGAATGGAAGAGGGTGCAACCAGTTACCCAACACGGGTGCGCTGGTCCAACATAGCTTCAGCTAACGCTGTCCCAGATAGTTGGAACGCAGCCAGCACAACAGGCTCCGCAGGATTTAACGACATTGTGTCTATGAAAACTGCACTTGTTGACGGGACTGCACTAGGAACCAACTTTATACTGTACTCCTCAGACAGCATCTATTTGATGGAGTTTGTAGGTGGTACATTCATATTCAATTTCAGGCAGTTGTTTGTAGATGCTGGCCTGATTTCTCAAAACTGTGTGGTCGAGGTCGAAGGTAGACATTTCTGTTTTGGTACTGATGATATTTACGCTCACGATTCAACAAGCAAACAAAGTCTGTGTGATGAAAGAACCAAGAATTTCATATTTGATAATCTAAACAACTCAGCTGCCAATGTATGTTTTGTGCAGCACAATCCAACGCTAAACGAAATCTATTTTTGTTATCAATCCGGTGATCAGCACGTTGCATTTCCAAATTCAGACAGGTGCAATCGTGCTGCCGTCTATAACTATCGCCGGGACACCTGGAGTTTTATGGACCTTCCAAATGTTTCTAGCGGTACTGTTGCCAACGTAAACTCAATAGCAACCTTTGCTAGTGTCACTGGTACTTACGCATTAACTGGCGGTTCGTTCTTTAGCCAGTCTGACAGCTTTAACAAACACACAATGATGGTAGGCGAGACGCTAACAGTTGATGGCATCACGTCGGACAAGATTTACGGCATCGATTTAGCTGATGCTGGTCAAATCAGTTTCCAGCTTGATACTGAGGCTACAAAGCCAGTTTTACTTGAACGCACCGGGGTTGATCTTGATGAAGCCGGGTTAGGTGCATCACAGTATGTGGTCTGCACCAGGCTTTACCCACAAGCCAACACGATAAACTCGACGGACACGACCCTTACATTTCAGTTTGGTGCGTCTGATATTCCAAGAGCAACGCCAACTTATTCGTCAACAGCGACCTTCGATATTGCGACAGATCACAAAATCGACAGCCGTGCAGCTGGTCGATACTTATCTTACAAAGTAACTATTCCAAGCAATGCAGACTTTGAATTAACTGGTTTCGACCTAGAAGTCACAGCAACCGGGAGACGCTAAATGACAGTCTCCGACAAAACAAATGTTGTCGTTCAAACCTACACGCGAGGCCAATACCCAGTAATGGAAAATGGGCTGCGCCGATATTTTCAAGATGAATTACAACGCATCGAATTGGCGATTGGCACTTTGGCCCAAGCCTCGATCCAGGTAGCTGACACGCCTCCAACTAATCCCATCAAAGGAATGGTGCGTTATGCGGTGTCACCTTGGTCACCTGTAGGAAGCACAGCTGGTATTACAGTAAACCATGCGGTGACTGTTAGTGGCGGTGTTTTTCACATTGATGGCGTTGCAAACCCAATCCTGACT